GGCGGCTTAACTAAATGGTTCAAGGAAGACTGGCGGGATGTAAAGACTGGCAAAAAGTGCGGTCGCTCTGGTTCAGAGAAAAAGAAACGTCCATACCCGGCCTGTAGACCTGCTAAAGTCGCCAAGCGTATAACCAAGAAAGAAGCAGCTAAGAAGACAGGACCAGCTAAAGTAAAATGGTCTGTTACTGCATCGGGAAAGCGAAGGAAGAAAAGTGCCACCAAGAAAGCCTGACAACATGCCAGCCCGTAACAAGAAGAACTTCCGTTCTACTAAATCGGGTGCCGGAATGACTAAAGCTGGCGTTGCTGCTTACCGTCGTAAGAACCCCGGCAGCAAGTTAAAGACTGCTGTTACCGGGAAAGTTAAGCCGGGAAGCAAAGCAGCTAAACGGCGTAAGTCTTACTGCGCGAGGTCTGCCGGACAAATGAAGAAGTTTCCTGCAGCAGCAAAGAATCCCAACAGTCGCTTACGTCAAGCGAGAAAGAGGTGGAAATGTTAGCAGCCCTTATTGGACCAATAGCAGACCTTGCTGGCACATGGATGTCCGGCAAAGTAGAAGAGAAGAAAGCCCAGTCAGCTACTAAAGTAGCAAAAGCACAAGCTGAAGCCATAGTTATGCAGAAGAAAGCTACGGGGGAAATTGATTGGGATTTAGAGATGGCTAAAGGGTCATCTAACTCTTGGAAAGATGAGTGGCTTACAGTTTTATTTAGTATACCCCTAGTTATGGCCTTTGTGCCGGGAATGGAAGAAATAGTTGCAAACGGATTTCAACAATTGGAGCAAATGCCTGAATGGTACCAGTACAGCTTGGGCGTTATTGTTGCTGCAAGCTTTGGAGTCCGGTCAGCGACAAAGTTCTTCGGTAAAAAATGATTACAGTAGAAGCATTTCTAAAATGGAAGATACTTCCTAGATTTATGATGTTAGCCAGCACAGTAATGAGTTGGCGGTGTGCAGAATGGTTTATGGATTTGTCTGACCCTACAGCATCACAGTCAGCTTTCGTTAGTGTTGTGATGGGCGTGATGACAGGCGTTTTTGGAATTTGGATGGGCCACGAACATAAGGGGGATAACGTAGTTGAAAGCCGCAGCAACAAAACTCAACGAAAGTAGCGAAGTCACTATTCCCTTGCGGAACTTGATTAGCATGATTGCGTTTACTGCCGTAAGTGTTTGGGTTTATTTTGGCCTCACTGAACGTATTTCATTTCTTGAACACAACTTAGAATTGACTATGCAAGAAGTTGAAGAAAATGATGACTGGATTGATAAGTTTGAGCCACCTAAATCTGTACAGGATACAGTAGGTAGAGTTCACGAACTAGAAATAGAGTTAGCTAAATTAAAGTTGCAGATGAAAGTCTTGCATGACTAAGAAGAGTCCCTGCAAAGGAATTTGTGTGTTGGACAAGGAACGAGTTAAGTGTATTGGGTGTGGACGAACCATCGAAGAGATAACTAACTGGGGTAAATCCAAATGAAATATAGAACAGAACATTTTCTAGATAAGTTAATTCACCATGAGGGCATGGTGCTTACTGTGTACGAAGACAGTCTGGGCATCGAAACTATTGGCATTGGTCGAAACCTCAAAGACAGGGGCATTACTAAAGAAGAACTAGAGTACATGGATATACCCAACATGGCGGTTGTCTATGAACATGGCATCACCGAAGCCGACGCTCGTTACCTTGCCATGAACGACATCCGCATAGTCGAAAACGAACTGTGTCGAGTTCACCCTTGCGTTGAAGACCTAGACAGTGTAAGACAGTTGATACTAATGGACATGGCTTATAATATGGGAGTTCCCCGCTTGTGTAAGTTTAAGAACATGTGGGGTGCAATCCACGATGGTAACTACGAAATAGCATCTATCGAAATGTTGGATTCCAGATGGGCGAAGCAAGTGGGTTCGAGGGCCGTTAAACTTTCGGACGCGATGAGAGCGGGGGAGTTTTAATGTCTACATACGGAAAACAAGAAGGCAATTATATTGTGTACCGTAATAAACAAGGTACTATAACAAGTAAAACTTGGAGTCCCGTGACAAAAAAAGACTCCATACGCAAGCAGACATTTAGTCGTAAAGCTGCGGATAGTGCAGAGAAGTCTACTATAGAAAAGTATGCCGAAGAAGGTATGTCAATTGTAAAAGGATTATTTGATTAGTGCCACCACGTAATCATAGAGACTGGACTAAGACTCCCAAAGTAGAACACATCAGTTCTTCAATCTACTCTAGTCACGACATCTACAAGCAGGAGCAAGAAAACATCTTCTCTAAAGTGTGGGTGCCAATGTGCCATATCTCTGAGATGTACAATGAAGGTAACTACAGGACCTCACAGATTGCTGGACAGAATGTAATGGCAGTCAATACCAAAGAGGGTGTTAAGGCATACCGTAACTACGGATTTAATTCACCTTCGGGTACTGTAGCTGCACCAATCGTAACAGTTGAACCACAGCTACACTGTGAAGTAAAACATGGCGGCATGGTCTGGGTTACCTTAGACCCTAACCCAACTCAGAGTGTAGATGAGTGGACTGCTGGTGCATTTGACTGTATTGCGGATGCTATCGACACTGAAGAAATGGAAGTGTTTCATTACCACAAGGCTGTGATAGATACAAACTACAAGCTGTGGCACGACACAAACAGTGAGTTCTACCACGACTTCATGCATTACTTCAATCGTGTGTCAGGATTTAACGATGAATACTTTGCTAGAAAAAACATACCATTCGATAACGGACATGTTAATGTTAGCAGCTTCACCGTTAACTACGAGGAGTACGCTGGGTTTGAGGATAGAGGAGAGCTTAGTTTCCCTAACCTGCCACCCAACCAGTGGTACATGGTGGACCTATTCCCCGGCTATAACTTTAACTTACGTGGCAGTGCCTACCGTAGCGACAGCGTAACACCTCTTGGGCCAAATAAGGTTCTTATTGAGTTTCGCGGGTATGGCCTCAAGAAAGATACCCCAGAAGAACGTGCGACTCGTATTAAGCATCATAACTCTATCTGGGGTCCATTTGGTAGAAACCTACACGAAGACCTCATAGGCGTAGCGGGTCAGGGTACAACAATGCGTGAGGGAACCGAACCTCGCAACATCCTACACGGACGACATGAGAACAGCACCATTCACGACGAGGTTGGTATGCGTCACTACTACGCAGAATGGGCTAAGTGGATGCAATTAGATGCAAGCAGTTCTGTCTTAGCCGCATGAGATGATTGTATTTGTGCTATACGTGTACTTAGGTGCAAATATAATAGACCGCACACAACAGTTCGTAGACATGGATAGATGCCTATATTTTGCTGAAAGATTGTCGCGACAACAAGCTGTTCCGGCGGGTGGCGGTAAAAGAAAAAAGATAACCGCAGTATGTAGACCCCAACCAAAGTAAGGAACCAACCAACCATGATTGCAGAAACACTCGCAGGTATAGCCCTTGTGAAGAGTGCCGTAGATGGTATCAAGTCTGCAATAGGAACCGCCAACGATATCGGGGACATAGCAGGTTACATAGATAATCTGTTCGAGGGCGAAAAGCAGGTACAGCAAGTCCGTAACAAAAAAGCGGGTAGTGTAGGTATCGGTGACCAGTTTGGTGTAGACACTGTTGCCCGTGAAGTCATTGATGCACGTCTAGCGGCAGAAAAACTCCACGAAGTAGCTACGATGGTTGACATGAGGTTTGGGCCGGGAACTTGGAAGGGTATAGTTACTGAACGAGCTAACCGTATCAAGGCTGCAAAGGAAGCCGCAGCCGCAGCCCAAAGAGCAGAAGCCTTGAAACAACAGGAACTACTAGATAGCATTAAGGTAGGGGCTTTAGTAGTTGCAGTAATTGCAGTAGCACTTGGACTCTTTATAGCACTGATGGTTTCTACGGCATCTGCCTTTATCAATTAAATTTCTTGACTAAACTTCAAAATTTGTATATAATACTTTTGAAGGGACTAACATGAAACAACTTGCAATAGACGCACTGCGTTACAAATATGAGGCACAGAAAAAAAGTGCAGAATACAATCTTAGAAATTATCTCCAAAATCCAGCAGCTATCGGAGAACATCCTGACTTGCTTGCAGAGATGGATAAAGCAGTTGCTAACTGGGACGAAGCTAATAGCAAGCTTCAAGCTCTGGGCGACATCGAAATTTATTAGATACCTTGCTCTGGGTTTGCTAAATACTGGCAAGCCCTTTACTCGTGTTGGGAACTGGTTTTGGAAACTGCACCGTAAAGTTTTGAACTGGGATAGGTAGCAGATGCCCATACTACACAACGGTTCTAAGTTTGTAACTCACGCAATTGCTTTGACAGGTACGAGTGATACTGATGTGTACGTTGTTCCATCTAATTTTTCATCACACGTAGAACACCTGATGATTACAAACAGTGACTCTAGCAACAGAAACTACACGCTAAAGTATTACGAAGTCGCTACTACGACGACCCATACGCTGTTTAATTCCCACGCGGTAACCGGTAAAGGTAGCGAATCTATATTCACAGTAGACAAACCTCTGTATATTCACGCAGGCGATAAGTTAATTGTAGCTGCAGGAACCGCGAAC